CACTAAAGGCGGAGATGTTTCCGTATCGGAAACGATAGGGATAAAAGTTTGATAATTTGTTTGGAAGTCCTGTGCGTGTGACGCGCCGGCGGAACCCTGAATGTTGTGGTAGCCGCTCGAGCCCCAAAAATTTGTATTTTGCCGCTCCAACAACAACATGTTTTTAATCAAATATGCTTGTTGATTTTGTTGAAGCTGTCTTAGAAATGACGGTCCATCATACTCTAGAGTACCAGGGTCTCGTAATTCATTTAAGTCGGGGTTCGTAGTGGGGCTAAAGTCTGCATCCTCCCACATACGTCCAATTTCACGTGCACCATCCTTCCAACCACTCATATTAATATCCCTTTCTTACTTTTAATCCTTGTAGTACTTTATAATAAGTTCCCGAGGAATGGGAATCCGTACTATCTCACCCGTCTTAAAATGAGCATCTGTCGGCTTATTATTAAATCGGGCTATCACCCACCAATAGGTAGGATCGCCATAGTGCTTTGCTGCCAAATTCGAAAGGCGCGATGATTCCCCCCAAGGCTCCTGTATAAGTGTAAGTTTTCTTAAGCGCGCAGGAGTAAGGGCTTTAAACCGGGGGCTATCATACTGTCTAAAATATCTCAATTTGCGATCCTCTAGCATTTCACTATAAATCGGATCATCATTCCTAAATATTTTTCTATCATTATATCGAGATGCCATAATTAATCCTCATTCATAACCTGTGCTGTGGCACCGCCGCCGGTCAGATCGACCATGGGAGTTCCGGAGGCTGGTGATGAGAACTGGTCAACAATATTCTCAACTAGCATGTTCTCGTTTTCCGTTAGGCCGCGTGTATCGAGCATCACCGGCTGGGATGCGACTACGGGCGCGCCGTTTGTGGCCAGGAAACTATCCTCGCCCATAGGATACTTCCCTCCCTGGCCGAATTTTATTGTACTATCGTTAGGATCATACACCCAGCCCACTTTGCCGCCTTCATGAATAACACTTAAGCCCATAGTAATTGTATAAGAATTGGGATAGATTGCTCCCCCCGGCGTATTTTCGGTATGCAAAGTTCTTGCGGCCGCGTCCTTGTCCAGATATTTAGATATGTTAAAACTATTAATAACAGCCAGAACTCCGCCGTCGCCAGTATACTGGTGTAACTTCACTCGAAGGAGGGGTGCTGCGGCCAAATAGCCGGTGCCCGCTTTGTTGGCACTATACAAGGGATACAGCATTTTAATTAAATCACTAAGAATAGCGGCGCTCATCTGATGACTATAGGACTTATTATGAATAACAAACCCAATGGTTAAATCTCGTGTAGTGTTTTGATAGGTGGGAATAGGATCCATGCGCCCGTATACACTTTCTTTTTTGAAAGTCGGCTTATACTGCTCCTCGACATTTGCTAGCATAATCGGCAGGTTCTCAAATGAAGCCCCAGTGGCAACATGAGTAAGACTAATTCTTGCATTCCAGAAATCAGCTGGATCGGGAATGGTGGTTACGCCCCCCGACGCGTCTCGTATAATCCATGACATATTACTTTTCTCCTATCATCTTATATCTAGTTTCTCCCAGATATTTTCTGAGAGTCCTTTGAAACGCTTCTCTATACCGCTCCCCAAGTCGAACACCATTTCTCGATCCGGCTTGGCGTCGGCACGTTCGAAAAACCCCTTAATATCGCCTAGCAGGCCCGACATACCGTCCAATGCCCGTGTTTGATCTGCCTGTTGTAGTGCAAGCTGTTGCTGTGCGGCGCCCTCGACAACCGTGGGGGCGGCAGCGCCTTGCTGGCCGCGAGGAATAACTGTTTCTCCCGCTTCTAAAACAGCCGGTACTTCGGTCCCAGGTGCCTTGCCCGCTCCGACGATGCCGCCGTCGTGCATCGTCTCGATGCCGGCGCCTCTCATCTGCGGGGGAACACCGTCTTGAGCGCTGGGCGCTTTGCCGGTGGCCGGAGCACCGGCCGCTACAGCGGCACCCATGCCTATACCGATAGCTGCCAACCCTGCGACGCCGGCCCACATCGAAGTTGAAGCTGTAGCAAATCCCAATGCAATGGCTACTCCCCACAAGGCAGCTGCTAGAATAATGATCATTGCCACAACTGCAGGTATTGTCTTACCAAATTTATCAACCATCATTCGCCCCAAATAGAAACCCCCAACTAAGCCAGCAGCCACAGCAGCCACAGGGAGCATTGCCAATAGTAGGGTTCCAAAACTCGAAGCCAACGCATAGTTGGCAACCATCGCAATGCCGGAAGCAATAGCCCCAGCGCCTTTGGCAACTGTCCCAGCAATCTCTGCCAGTGTTGATCTTCCGGACCACATGGTTCGGATCCTCTCGGACGCAATGTCTTTCCATCTCATTGCGGTGCCCCACATCATCGCCACAATGTTTTTCTTCTTTCCGGCTGTATTGACATTCGTAACGACCGTGTCTGTCCCTGTTACCTTAATACTATAAAGCTGTCCCTTTCTTCTCATGCGCTCAGCCATCATAGCGGCTTGCTCTGCCGTGGCGACCGAACGCGTAGCAATAACTCCTGATGCTGTCATTGCGTTCTTCGCGGCCATTGCAGCCGTAAAGGTTTTAACGGTAGCCTGGTAACCCTTGAGGATGCCTGTCCCCAGCACCCAAGCGGCCTGGAGGGCTCTCCAGGCTTTGCCAAGAGCGAGTACTGATATGGTTATTCCTATTATTCTTCCCATCCAGCCATCGCCTAGACTTAAAAATTTGGTAATTCCATTTATTAAGACGAGGAAGGGCGCCAAAACGTAATGCAAAGAAATCGCCAGCTGTTGAAACATCATCTTCAACTGATCCATGGCTGTTTGCGCCGCTTTGGCTTGAGCTTCGAGTTTTTCTTGGCTTGCGGCATGTTTTTGAAATTCAGCATCGGTGCCTCCGAAAAGCTTCATTGCCGTCGCCATGTCGCTAATGCCCGCTGCATTCATAATAGCCTGCTTTTCAAAACGGCTCATGTTTTTGAAGTCTTGGCCGGAAAGTTTTATTGATTCTCTGAGGAGTTGAATTCGCTCATCTTCAGTGGCATAGAGCATTTCGATAGAATTGAGATATGGTCCTCCCAGGAGAGCATTCAGCTTACCAACGGCCTCGCCTGCGGTTTCGAACGTATCAAATTTTTGTGCTATCGATAATAATTCGTTAACGGCCAATCCCGTATTTTTAGCCTGCTTCTCAAGGCCCTCAAAAACGTCTATCATCTGATCGCCATACTTAGAGAGTTCTCCGCTAGCGGCCGCGAAGTCCTCCATTATCATATCGATAGGCATCTTCAACGATCGGGACAAAGCATGCAATTCGAGGGTCGTCTTCTTCATCTCGGCGGCACTCTGGCCTAGCCCCATCGACAAAAGGTTGAATACTTTAGCCGTCGTCCCCGCGCTTACTCCCAGCTCACCTAAGAGGCCCGCTTGGCGCCGTAGAATTTGTTGATTTGCGTCCGTTTCTAGGCTGAAAGCCGCCATGCCTCGCGTTAATTCGTTATGCGCGCCGGCCGCCTCTTCAAGAGTAACACCGTATTGGAGCATCGCTGTATTAGAAGAATAGATTTCATTAGCTTTAAATATTCCCCCTTCAACACCGGACATCTTTACTAGACTAGTGCGTGCCTTGTCCCACGTCTTGGCTAAAACCACAGAAGTCTGCCAAATCTTCTGGAATGTCGACTGTAAGATATTGGCGGGGCTGAGCATGCTGCCCATTATATCTGAAATATCTCCTAGAGGGTCCTCGGCTTCTATTAGTCCTCCCAAGAGGGTCTGCCTCCAAGCATCGCTAATGCCTAGGGTAGTTTCTAGAATATTCTGTGTACGGCTACGAACCGCGATGGAGCCTCTGAGGTATCGTTCCTGCTCCTCATTGACTTTAGTTGCCTCTACCCACTGCTGATGCACGTCTGCAGTCAGCGCTTTGTGGGCTACCGTGTTGGCCTTGTTCTGTTTAAGTTCTTCCTTGTTCTGTTTAAGCTTCTTTTGGGCCCCGGCGATCGCCTCCTGTAATGCTGCCTTCTCGGCCCGGCGTTCAGAGGCATTCAGTTTTCCGACTTGTTTCTTGGAGCGATATTGTTGCACCATGAGCTTTAGCTGTGCTTCTTCGCGAGCCATCCCGGCCTCCATCACCGCGTTGTTTTCTTCGTTAAGTTTGATTTCGTCGCGGTGAGCCTCTAGCTTGGCGCGCGTGATGTTTAAAGCCGACTCGGCTTCAGCAGCTTCTTTTCGCTTAAGCTCAAGGTTCATTTGAACGAGCTTCGTTTGTTCAATATTGAACTCTTTATAGATACCTTGTTGTTCTTTAAGCTCTTTAGTCTGCTCCCGTAAGAGTTTGGATTGTTCCTTACGATTCTTAAGAGATCTTTGGGCGAGCTGAAACTCAGCGTCTTGTTGTCGTATGGCTTCCTCACGTTCAGATTTTGAGGGTCCAGATACTGCCGGGTCTTCTTCGTTGGCCATGGGCTATCCTATTTAAAGGGCCACTTCAAGCCCGTTTCGCGTTCAAAAGAACCGACAGCCTTTTCCAAATTATGGCGACTGCTAAAGCTCCGGGGATCGTTGAGGCCGTGCTTCATAAAAGTTTCCATATAGCGCTTCTCGCCAGCCAAAGCATCTCCAAAAGACGCTATCTGAGCCGGGGTTCCTTTAACGGTTGCTTTAAATGGGGACGCTGTTAGATCGGTACTACCAAACATATCGGTAAGAAGCAATTTTATTGCCCCTCCCAGCATCGTCAAAAAGCTTTCGTTTATTGTTCCGTCTTTTTGCGCATTTAAATTAATTACCAGAGGCACTAATTCACTCATGAAGTTCCCTCACAATTGTATAAAATAACTAGTTTGCTACTTAAAAGAAAGCTATTGTTTCTGTGAAAGGGGTGTTGGGGGTGTTACGTTGGGACCAAGCTCGGATGCCCCTCCTCCTTTTTTCCCCTTTGAAGCGGCCTCCATGGCCTCAGATTCCTCTTTCTTCTGCCGCGCAAGCCGTTTAACAAACCACTCTCTTAATTGGACAGGAAGATTATACGCTTCCGTAAAGCTCCACCCTCCGTGATATTTTAAGAAAAAGAATTGTTCATAGACGTTCTGCGAATATTCATCGCTGAGGCCAAAAAAAGTCGGTTGTAAAGGGAAAGTCGATTTCATCTGTATGACCACAGTCATCACAGACGAACACCTCCTTAAGTTCCACATTGGGGTTAACCTCTTGATACAAGCTTCTCAAAAATCTGGTGTCAGCCAGTGTCATGGTTTCCACAAATTTATCTAAGAGGCCTACTTCTTTATATCCATTAACTGACACTATCATTAGCTTAAGCTGATCAGTAATAAGGCGTTCGCTGAGCTTCTTCTTCTTGCGCTGTTCTACGGATTTAATCAGTGCTTGTTCTTCCCGGCCGCTTAGGAGCTTAAATTCAACTTCTACTGGATTGCGTGGAAGAGAGACTATAAAGGTACCATTTGTAGTAGCAGTAACTCCTTTGGCCTTAAGTTCCTCGGCACTAAGTCCATAATTGGTGGGTGCCTCGTCTAGATCATAAGTATATTCTGCCACTGTTGTACACACTGGGCATGTAATATTAGTTACATAATCCGCTCCGTAGCCCGACTTGCGCGCAGCAATTAAGATCGCATTTTTGTCACCGCTCAAAAGGTTTTGAGGCTTAATTCGCTTGTCGACAACCAAATTGGCTAGCATCCTATCCAGCGCGATTCCTTTTTCCAGGAGGCTTCGCGAAGTTAAAATATCCTCCTCCTTCGCAGTCATAAATTTTATTTCTACAGTCTCTTCGTTATGAAGGGGATGGTTAGAGGGATAAAAGTGCCCCCGGCTTGGCAGTTCTACGAACTCCGTTGGTACTACAAACGTCAGGGGGGTTCCCTGGCCGGATGAATTGTCTTCTGCTGTTTCAAGGGGGGGATCCGTATCGGGATTTGGTGCGCCGAAGCGATCTTCATTATTTCGGATGGACAAAAGTCACCTCTCTTTCAGATATAATTATATCACTAAATAAGTTTTATTTAAATTATTATAATTCGGATGTAGTTACTTCTTCAGTGATATCCTGAATGGACTCTCCCTCATCCGTCACGCCAAGGTTGCGAGAGCTTACTTCGCGAGTTCCGGGTTCTCCAGCTACATGAGGGTCTTCCCACTCGTTGAGGAGGTCCCCGGTGCGGCGCTCACGGTCAGATCGGTCTTGTCGCTCGGACTGTTCTCTTCTTTCGTCGGTCCAGTCTACATCGTTATCGGCGTAATCTTCGGACATGGCATCACCTATAGCTCGGTCGTCAGCATAATCCTGCGATCGTTGCTGGAATTCGTTCTGTCCCTCGTTGGACCAGTCGTCTTCGCCAACAGGATCGGGGGTGCGACCCTCCAGACCGCGCATGTCGTCCATCGGCTCCTCCGATATTGCGTTAAGCTGATTCTCACCATCGAGGCGTCGAAGCGCGGCATCGCTCTCAGCCTCGGACGCGGCCCAGTCGTCGCTCATGCGCTGGCTCGTCTCCCGGTCTTCCGCGCGGGCGGCATTTTGTGACTCAAACTCGTCCATGCCAGTATTTTCAAAATCTTCTTCGCCTTCGGCATAGTTCTTACGCCACTCGGCATCCCGATGTGCCTGATCCATGGACTCGTCAGTAAGTCCTCGCTCCTTCATTAGAAGTCCTAGCGCCTCTTCCATCAACTCATCTCGGGTCGGAGGCGTGGGGCGCTTAGGTTGAATTCCCAACTCTTCTTGGGAATCGCGCAAGTGTCCAAAGCGCTGCATCTCATCGGCGTGGAGTACCCCAACAGCTGGCGCTCCCGGATTGCGGCGGCGCCCCTCTTCATCAATATATTCCTCAGTAATAGTCTCCGGAAAGGTAACGTCCTCGGCCAAATACTTTCGAATATCTACAATAGCATGGCGCTTTCCATAATCCATATACGTTCCCTTAGTAGAGCTAGTATTCCAGCGCCTACTGGCTCCTTCATAACTAAGACGCAAAGGCTTTAATTGTAATGTAACCTCTACAAACCCCTCGTTATCATAAGCCAAGGGGCTCACATTCCAGCTCATCACTTGAGGTTCATGAATTATATATCTTCCTATTAAAACATGTTCAAAAGGCTCGTATGCATCGCGGCGAGGCCGCGAGGATCCCGGCGGATTTACATTGTATTCTTTCAATCCTCGTTTTATATACATGCCGCCTGCATATTCGTTTACTATAAGCCGATCTACTTTGCGCCATCCATTTTTAATATTGGTGCGCCAGTCGCCCTCTCTAAGCATAATTCCTGAATTGGTATCTGCGCCCATGAGGCCCGCCTTGAACGACTTCATTTCTAGCTCATCGCCTCGTAGATAAGTTAAAAATGTAAAATACCACTCCATATCACTCTGGAGTGTAGCTATGAATTTAATGGTGATCGGATTCCACGTAGCCGACTTAAGATCCCCTGTGGGCCGTTTGAATCCAAAATCTGTTAATTCATCTAATGTTTCGGTATAACCACTTTTTTCAATAGATTTTACAAAATACTCATCTTGGCGGAATGCGAGATTTTGCGCGGCAACTGCGCGCCTATTAAGGCTCATCTCAGAAAGTGCTATATCAAGGCCGCTGTTCTTGGCGTTCTGATTGTTAATCGACTCGATGAGAGCTTGTGCTGCAGTATTCTTAGGCTGACTGCCCACGGCGGAAATATGTGCGGGACCACCAAGGGCGCTTCCCTGGGCTGATTGGTTTCCTATTCCCGGAATCGACTGGCCGGCGGCGCTTCCCCCTGGTGTATTTACACCAGCATGTAAGGCGTGCATCTCCTCCTGTACGCCAGTACCTTGAGCAGGCGAGCCCGGGTTGCCTGGGCTTTCAGCAAAGTGTATTTTCTCTGCGAGTTGGAACGCGTCCGTCTCGCTACCTTGGGGTACGTAATAAGGAAAATTTAGAGTAAATCTATAGGATCTTTTTGGTTCTTTAAGGGCATTTGCCCACCAAAAATCATTAACGCCATGCGCCATGTTCCATTACGCTCTAGGCTCTGCGCTCGCCGCGATAGTATTGAGCCCAATCATAACGGAAAACAACGTCCACCGTCATAAGATCTTCTGAGCCATAATCCAATGTAGAGTAAGAGATTTGCTTAACCCAAGCGTTATTTAATAAATATGTACCAACCGTGGCGCCATCGCCATTTAGCTCTTTAATTAGCACGGAGCCAACTGCTGAGGCTGAATCAAATTTATTAATAGTCCCAGCGTTATCAACATTGCGCGTTTGCGAAACATCATTGGGAGAGACCCAACCGGAGCCTACCAAAATAGACATTAGCTGGTCATCCATATCGGGATCCAGGGAGTTAACAAATTGCAATGTTACGTCGGTCCATGTAATGGAGCCGGGGTAGTAGTAAGTCTGTCCCAAAAATTTATGGTCAGTTTGACCAATTTCAAATGCCGGCTTTGTGGCCGTGCGCGCATATATCTGCGTACTTGTTCCGTTAGGCAAATTAAACTGAACTAAAAACCGATGTGTTCGTTTCGGTTCAACGTTAATATTATTCCAAAAAGCCATTGTGTGTGTTACTCCTAGTATCAAGTTAATTAGTGAGGAGAAGTGATTCCTCCCCATCTAATTTATTAATCGTCAAATGATGCTCCCGTTCTAGTAATGATGAAGTCAAGAGCGATAAATTCAATTGCCCGAGTTGGCTTCAAAAAGATCTTCGCATACATAATATTGCGGTCGACCAATTCAGGCGTCGTGGTAGTGGAATCGAGTATCACTCGATAATCCGAAAGACCATAACGGGACCTTACAGAGCGCAAGAGAGGCTCAACGCGACCCACGAAACGATCCCACGTTACCTGTATATTAGGATCGAACAAAATGTTTGCTGAAATTCTAGAGATTTGCTTCTTTAGATAAATCATAAGGCGCCGGACATTAACTCGATCGAGAGCCGATTGAGTTGCCTGTAGCGTCTTCTGTCCAAAGACTACAATTCCTTCAGCAGGGAAGCTGGCGATGGGGTTGATATTAACCTCATATAGCGCATCCCGATCGGTGCTAGTAAGCCTCTCGACCACTCCCACCACTGGGACGCCTGCTGCACCCTGTGAGAGGCCGCCGCGATTGAATCCTGCCGGAGCAAACCAAAGCTCCGATCGCAATTCTGAACTCGCGTAGGTTCCCAAGGCCACTACGGATGGAGGTGCCCAAAGTTGGACACCAGTTGCGCCGTCACGAATTTGTACCCATGGGTAGTAAGCTGCGCCGTAGCTTGTATTAAGACTGCGCGCTTTAATATCTCGGACTGATGCACTTACATCGCCGCGCCTGTCCGCGAACGAATCCAGGTTTTCAGCCGATGAGGTGTAGCCACCTTCAAGATCGATAACCGCCATCGCATCGGCACGCGTTTCACATACCTGTAGAAGGTAATCGGTCACGTTCCGCGCCCAGAGGCCCGGGACTGTTGCCAAATTAATGTCCGTAAAGTCCGGGTCGGCTATAGTATCCATAGCCTTCTTAACCGTATAGTAGGCCCAAGACGTTTTAGCATTTGTCTTGGGTACACCGCCTGACTCTAGGGCGCGCGTATTGTTCAAAGGCTCTTTCTCTGTAATATCCCAACCATCGAAGCCTCCAAACATAGGTACCGTAAATCGGCTAAACTTCATGTCTAAAACTTCGACATAAGAAGAACTCTGAGCCGTCATCGACGTACCCATTTTACGGGCGCCGCCCTGGGTGACGCCTTGCAAATAATTTCCAAAGTCGCGTCCGGGACCATAAAGCCGTACGGAGCCGCTATTGAAAGCCGTCTCGCTGTTCGAGGAATAAACTAGGTTATCTAAACTAAAGCCGGGGCCTCGCTGTACCTCGTTCTCATCTGTATCCAAGTTGGCCGGCCGGCGACGAAGTATGTCTCGAATGCTGGCATCAAACTGCAGCGAACTTGGCGACTGTACAGTAGAAAGTCCCCAGTAGGCATCAGACTGCTTCAGAAGCGTTCCGTCAGACGACGAAACTCGCTGTGGCATGAAGGGAAACTGGAAACTTGCAGTTCCAAAGCCGATCGAGCCCGAGCCGCGATAGTCAATTGCGCTACCATAGTCTACATCGTAGGCGTGGCCACCGGGGAAAGACGGCGTCATAGCCAGAACATTGGTCCCTTGAGATGAGCTGCAAAGATTGAATATAGTGTTAGGCGTTCCCTGGGTCAATGTTCCGGCGCCGCTGATGGCAGTTTGTGAATATTTGTTTAAGGTCGTCGGGATCAGGCGCTGATCCCCGTTGTCGTTCGTCCATGCGGACGCACTAACCACATTAAACCCAACATACATTGGAACTCCCTTGAATCCAAACGGAAGGAGCGATTGATCCGTGGCTCCCGCGTGTACAGCGCTGTTCATATCAACGCGAATATAGCGCGAAAGGTTGGGCCATTCTCCCTCAATGCGATACTTGCTATTAGCAGCATCATATCGTAGTTGCTGATCGCCAATTCGCCGGGCAATATACTCCCGGGAGTTGGGGTTAAGATTGAGATCGTCGAACTGTTCCAGAACGACAGGGTTTTCATCAGTATCTGCCATGTCTCTCACTAATAATGTGAAAGTGCCAAAGGCATTTGTATTCGGAGAGGGCGACTGTTTAATATCCCTAAATGAAATCTTGATGTTATTTTGAGGCCATTCCGCATCATTAAGGGCGCCTACCGTAAACAACTCCTGTTGTTCATTAACATCATAGCCGCTGAAATTGGTGCTCAATGACTGCGCAACAATGGGAGGTGTACTGGGGGTGGCATAGGCGCGCTGGAAATTACCAGGAACGTTGGTGCCATCTCCCATCTTTAGCATGACCGCGGTACAGCTGGAAAAATTAGTCCGGCTTCCTAAGAAGTCCGCCACATTACGATCAAAGCTTTCTCCAAGCCAATATCCCTTAAGGGCCGTAGCTGGAGTAATAGTTGCATTCGTTAGTTGCGGGTTGGTATTGAATACCTTTCGAATATAACGGCCGCTTGTCGGCTCGAAGTTAAAAGATGATTCGTCTTCAATATTAGGGTCGACCGCCGCCAAATTGGCAACCGACGAGCCACTGAAAACCGTTATTTTAAACTCATTGGCACCTTGGACCGAAACGGGCTCACGATATTGAGAAGTTCGAGAGCGAGGTGAGCCGGAGTCGCCTCCGCCTAGCACGGCGCCCGACAGAGCCGGAACCGCCAGAGCGCTAGCGTAGAAAACAGCTGCGAGAGTGCCGCTCGTGTGGTATACAGAGGATACGCCCGGGCCGGCGCCGAGTTGCTCGACCTGCCCCGGATTTTTTACGATAAAGAGTCCATAGACACCCCCTGCTGAGGCGCTCGTTCCTGCGGGCTCAAGCCACCCAGCCAGGTCGGTGCCAGTCGCTGCGGGGTGTTGGTCTCCTAAGAGCCTGACGAAGTTAATAGGGCTTTGATTAGCCAAGTAGGCCTGGGCTGCATATGCTGCATAGGTGGGAGCAGAGTAATTACCATCTCTCCAAACATCTCCGCCTCTTCCTCCGGGCATTGGTGCACCGAAAATTGAAACAAATTCGGCAAAATTTCTAACCGTAACGGCTCTAAGAGCCGGTCCCTTTTCGGTACGTCCTATAATTGCAGGACCAGTAGCTGGAACAAAGGCGCGCGGGATCTGAGATTGGTCAATCTCATTGATGAATACACCCGGCGAAACAAATCTAAATCTATCTACAGACATTATGTAGCTTCTCCCTAGTTTATTAACTTCAGAAAATAATTAATTTTCTTAACTAAATAGTAAAGCGAACTCCGAAAAACCTTCTAAGATCTATAAAAGCCTCTATCATTAATAAATTCGGGGATATCTCCAAATATTACATGTTCACGGGGAATTTTAACTTCCACCGCATTTTCCCGTACAACCAGTTTGGGCTGGTTCTCATTAGGGCCGTCTCCGATCAAATATCCCAAGACTTCTATAGTTATAACAGTTTCGTAATTTCGAAGGTCCATTTCCATTCCGCCAGCGTTTGAATTATTGGCAAAATCACCGCGAATAAAGGCCTCGTATTTATGGCCGTTTCTCTCTAGACGGTGAGGCATACTATTTAGGCCGCCCTGTCGTAAAAAGGGCGTTACCAAATCATTCATTTGCTGTTGATATTCGGTGCGCAGGCTTATTTCATAATTTACACTTACCCATACGGGGAGGGGGATAGTGATAGTTTCATAAACCGCTCTTTTTCCCACAATGGTTGGAAAAGTGCTTTGCGCCCAGCCAATCCCTGCCACGTTACCGTTCGCGACTCGGCGACGAGAAAGTGCATCCTGGAACTCTGCTGTCTTTTTTTGATTAATTCTCCTCGAAATAGTCAAGGTGCCCCCACGAGCATCGTTTGTGGGCGGTATATTGGCATAAGGAAGCGCTCGTTTGTCTAGCTCTTTGGTAGCCGACTTTCGTTCAAGGGTAATGAGTGGCAAAATTAAAGTTTCTTCGGGGTCTCTGAGTTCCTTATTCGCCTTGATTTGAAAAGCACGTTCGCTCGACGCCCAGATAATGGGAGTTTTCTTGAAGCCTTTATTGGTAGTCGTTGCTAGATTCAGTCTTTCATTCAAATAATCATAGAGAGCAAAATCTATAGTCTCAAGAGTTGAAGACATAAACTCTATTTCCTGTAAAATAGAGGTATCCTTTACACCTGTCCAGTCAAACTTTTTAGGGTCTTGAATTTGTTCTTGAGTTAAAATAGATTTACTACGTGGCATCGAATGTTCCCCTTCGTGCGCGCTTGCACTCCGCACTTATTTGAAATTTGTGATCAACTTGGCCAAAATAGTACCTAGTGTCATTATAGGTGCGCATTATTTCATAGAGTTTGTCTCCATACTGCACAAAATCACCGGCGCGCACATATAAGTTTTGATCTGCAGTCAGTCTCTTCCGATGAAAATGTATGGTTAGTTTACTTTGATATTCATAGCTGTACTTATTATTAGTCTGCTCGTTCTCAACTTCCACGAACGCGTAAACGCGAACAGGAGGCAAATAAGTTTTATTAACAGCCTCTCCATAGAGATCATGAAAGTTTGTTTTATCAATATCTATCGGATAGTATACAACAGTCTGCCCCACAACTCTTTCGAGCAGCTCGTCATTGACTTGTTTGACAAGATCACGCTCCTTCTTCCCAAAAAACATGGGAGGAGGAGGGGCGGCTGGCTGTGACCATTTATCGTTAGGATTACCCATTTAACTACCCTACATAGATACCGGCTGGTATATCGGCCAAAACTTTTTCAGCATTGTCTCCAATCACCGCATCTGTCTCTGCGAGCTTAGAGTATGTAAGCTCATCAAAGGTGGCTTTTAACTCATCTCGAAGAGCATCTTGCTCGGCTTTGGCTTGACCTAATAAATCTGCCGCATTAAGAGTTACCGATTCGCCCGGTATAGGAATAGTTGCAAATTTTCCACGTATTTGCCCCAGCATCTCCTTTGCGAGAGCCAACGCGAACCGACGAATCCATTGCTTTCCAATAGAATTAATACTGCCATACGCTATATTCTGGAATGGCAACGTGTTCATATTGTTAATTCCTTGAACACCAGATTCTCTATCACTTTCTGATTCTTCCCATGGAGTGCTTTCAATGGTAAAGTTGAACCAAAATTTTGCTGGCGCGACACCTTGTGCCGGCTGTGGGAATATTCTTATCCGATTGTTTTTAATTTCATACGACCAGTGAGAGACGCGTACGTTCAAAGCATCCTCATACGCCATTGATTGTAGTTTGTTTTGCCACACCGGAACAATATCAAATGTAGAATCATCAGCATACTGGCCATAGGTTCGCAGATTTCCAACCACACTAAACCCGCCATAGTAGCCATAAAAACGCCACATGGCTTGCGGAGTTTTATAATACACCCGTCTAATAGTAATACGCTTATTGCCCACCTTGTTTTGATATGGGACAGTTGTTAGGGCTGACGCCGAAATGATACTCTGTAAATCATAGTCTTGTGTATCTGCCGCGGTCGTAAAGGAACCTGAATATATATTCTGTGTTCCTCCGAGGCCTGTTTCGGTTATCATCCGGTCACTCGTACGCCTAATATACCCATAATCATACTTAGGATATCTTAACTCAATATTAGATCCCGAAAGGGAATGGCCAGAAGTAATCTGACCATCCTGATCAAAAGATGCTGTGGTGTGTCCGAGAAAACTAGACAGTGAATTCTTAGACTGATGAATGTTTACTAAGTAAGAATACTCTAATACAGCCTCTTCGTAGGCTGCATATACATTACCTTGTGTTAATTCAATATCTAGTACGTCGCCGCCCAGCTTCTTATAGGTATAAGCCACCTGATCTGCGGCTCCTGATATAAATGCCGGCGACGTTGCATATATCCCAAAGGGAAGAGTTGCAGAAACGTTCGCCGTTGACCCGGTGGCCGGGAGAATATTAGTATTGGTAGTGGAAGCCGGTTTTAAAACTGGAAGTGCCATGGGGTTCCCTCGAAATTAACTAGTAGTACTACCATAAATAGAAAGCCCCGGCTGCTAGAGCCGAGGCTTTCAAATTTATTTACCAATTATGGTATATCAGCGATTAGCCAATATTCATATCGGAGATCACAACCAGACCATAAAGGTCAGGACGTACCATCTTCTTGGCATATCGAGTCATGACTCCCTTACGGGGCACGAAGTCCTCTACACCAAAGATAGTAGGCGTGGTCTGCAGCGGCACATAGGGAGCGTAAACATATCCGCTCTCTAGGAAGCTACTGCCTCGGCGTCCCACCAAAACAACGTTTCGGAGGAAGTAAGGATCGACAAAAATGTCCCACTTCTTCGAGAGGGAGCCGACCTTTACAGCACCAGCGGTGCCCTTGTCACTGTCAACAGAGACATTGGCACGGAACCCAGCGGTGAACTCAAGGATGTTGGCAACTTCAGGTCCGCAAACCACAAAGTTAGCACCACCACGCAGAGTCTTACGGTGGATTACTGCTGAGACATCATTGATAGTTTCAATGAGAGTCTCATACCACTCTGACACGTTGCCGGTGAAGTCCGGGGTAACCGTACTCGCACCAACCTCGCCGCCGCTGACACGGTCGACAAAGCGGCCCGGTGCACGGGACCAATAACGCTTAGTAGTGGCGCCTAGAAGAAGATCTTCTAGAATCTCACGATCGATTTCGAGAGCAATCTGCTCAGACAAGATCTGAGTAAGCTCGACCTCGGCATCCAGGTTGTGATAGGCATTAAGATCCTGTCCCAACTCTGGGGTCCACTTGGCCTTGAGCTTCTTAGTGATCGCCGTAACAGCGATACTGTCGATCTTGATATCGATCTCGGGAATGAATGGACTATTCTCCAATCCCCACACGGCCTGCCCAACGACAGAACCAAGGGCTCCGCCAGCGGCAAAGTCATCAGTCTGCGGCCAACTAAGAACGCAAGTCGTAGAGTTAAGTGCATCCAAGGCTGCGGCCTTAACATGTGCGTTGGTTCCAGAACCATTCGAACCGGTACCAATAAACACGAGATTAACTCGCGTCGACGAACTCACAGCTGCGAGCCGGCGAACAATTTTGCAGCCTCGGGCGGCATTAATATAACCACCGTTGCCGTGGGTGCCCATGGCGCCCCCGGCAGAACCGGAAATGTTAATACCAACCAAATCGTTCAGATTAAGCTGGTCCATACCGGACTTCAGGACACTAATAACTGCAACAGACGTCGAGCCCGAAACAAAGTCAGCATCATACTGAACAAGCTTATCGAGTTCTAGGTTGTTAGAGCCGAAAACGGCAGACACCACGTTCAGTGGCGTTAGCACGATTCCGCCGCCACTTGTAGCGGCAGATCCGGTCGGTGAGGAATAACCGTTGTTCATTCCGTAGGGGCCCGTTCCGGCGCCTACTAGGAGACCAAGGTCAACACCGCCAGTCAACTGAGCACCAACGATCCCACCACCATAGATGGAACTCGTTGCATTGTAACCCAATCGGCTAAGCTGCGTGGTACTAGCACCAATCTCAGCAGAGATGGTGAAATCCAAGAAGAAGATGAGGCCCGAGGGCAAACTCATCGGCTGGACGCTAACGAGATCGTTAGCAATTAGGTTACCGAATACACGGCGAACCAGGGGAAACGCAACAGCTGCGAAACCCTCGACGTCCCCAGCAGCCATGCTGGACGCCTCACGGAGTAGCTCTTTTGCCTGATTTTCAAGCAAGCAGGCCATTCCATTACGAAGATGATCACTATCGAGACCCTCAAGAAGACCGGTCTTTTCCCACTTAGAGATAAGAGCGTCGCCTTCCTTGGCTAGATCACGATTAATGATGCCTTCAGTCAACTTTTCAACAATAGACATTATATATAAACCTCCTAAAATTTATTGTTTTAATCCTGCCAAACGTAACATTCGATCCATATTTGGATCAACAGTAGTAGAAGCGTTGCTGCCCCTATAGCTATTTGAACTTAGAAGCATAGAAGTGGTTGGTTTGCTAACAGCTTCGCGAAGTGATTCTGTACGGCGAGTCATGCGACTGCCCACTGCGCTTTGAAGTGTTTCAAACAACATCTTCGTCTCTTCTACTGAACTGGCGTTACGAACAGCTTCGACAATTTTCTCTTTTTGTCGCTCATTCAAGGAGGCGCTATTCAAAGCCTTATTTTGATATAGAAGTTTGGCGTTTTCTAATATCAAAATGTTTAGTTGGTCCTTTGCTTCTCCAAGCAAGGACTTTAACCCACCAATTTCCGATCGAAGATCGGTTAATTGGGATTCATATAATTCTAGATATCTTTCTTTTTCGTCGGTTACTTCATCCGACTGGACTTCGGCGGCCGCGTCTTCCAGGGCCATCTCTTCCGCATGTTCGGTCGTTTCACCACTTGCCACGGGGGCCCAGCCGCTTAAGCGGGCCGCCACATCCACGGTCAATTC